CCAACGCCTACTCCAACGCCTACTCCAACGCCTACTCCAACGCCTACTCCAACGCCTACTCCGACGCCGACACCAACACCTACTCCGACACCGACACCAACGCCGACACCAACACCTACTCCGACACCGACACCAACGCCTACACCTACTCCTACTCCGACAGTTTGTTGTGATGTAGCGTGTTTTGATACGACTCCTGTATCTCTACCATACGGTGTACCTCCTTGTAATTATACTTTGTCTAATAATGAAGCTGCTATATATAGCAGTTTACTTGGTATAAGCACTACACCCGATGCGTTTATAACATTATATGCAACTGAGTTTAACTACGGTTGGTCACATGGTGATATTCAAACAATGATAAATAACTGCTTCCCGGATGTCTTTGATGTACAAGACGATACTAGATCGTGTCCTGGCGGATACGCTGCTGCTAAAAAAATAATAACTTACTAGGAATACTATATATGCGGTAGAGGGGTATAATTTATTCTCTGTATAGTAGATTTATTTTTAAAATCTATACCTGTATAATTTTCGTAATCTTTAATAGACCTAAATTTTCCTACACCGTATATACCAAAATCTACATTATCAACATACAATAGCTGCCGCAACCGTGAGGCGGATTGATCTAACCGTTCATCTAAGTTATCTACATCATAGTGATGCGCCCAGCGTGAGCTTCTGCTGTAACAATGATAAGCTATAAGCTTATGAGGATGAAACAAATCATACCCATGAGTATATGAGCGAACACCCATATTGAGCTCTTCTGCAAAAATACTCCAACAATCAGGGTCGTAGAGAACTTCTAAATCCCATTTACCTAAAGTAAATACAAAGTGACCTGAATAAAATCTTGCACGTTCCGGAAGAGTTAACTTATTATAATCTTTAACCTCTGTATATGCAAATGCGATTAATCCATTTTTTTCAAAATTACAGAACGTCATTTTTGTCGGAGCTGTTGTAGATAGATCCCCGGTAGTTTCATTATAATCCGGTAAGTACGTAGTGAGCATAGGCTTGCTATAACCTTTATTTTGTAGATCCTCTATCATCTTAATGCACATAGCATCCCAATCTTGAACAAATTTATGATGAGAGTCTAATTGTAAGACGTATTTTTCGTCGTTATATTGTCGCTGTAACAGATTCCGAGCCCAACCCACGCCTTTCGTGTCTTTATAATAAATGTCTATAACCGTTACATTAGGCATTGCTTTCAATTCATCTATATCTTCATTAGTATCGCGCTGACATGCTATGACAACACGTAACCTCGATGGTTCACTAGCTTTATTAAATAAATCTTTTACAGTCGATATAAGGTGAATATCTCTATAAGAGCATATTTGTACAAGAATTTTGTCCATTTACGATATTTAAAAGAGAATTACATAAAATATACTATAAATAACTATAAGCTTACAGCTATATAGAATATGCCGATATTACCTACATTTACAGATGCTAGAAGGCTCACGAAAGCACCGACTACGAAATTACCGGTTCAGTATGGGTCGCCTTTTAGTGATACGGGTAGGAGATCTAAAAATGTAGGTAACAATATACCCTTTAATAGTGCACCTGGTCATAGAGCTGCGTCAGTCGTAGTACCAACTCCGACACCAACTCCGACACCAACTCCGACACCAACTCCGACACCAACTCCGACACCAACTCCGACACCAACACCTACTCCTACTCCGACGCCTGCATTCTCTGTTACAGCCTCTTTATTTGATAGTATTTTAAATAGTAGTTACTTACAGAGTAATACACCTGATTTTGCTAATGCTGCAACCGATAGTACAAAATGTACATTCTCGGGATGGTTTTACCATGCTAATAATAGTACAGACTCGACATTATTCGCTGTTAACCGCGGTTCTGATAACCCTTCTATTCCTGAGCCGTTTAGTATTTATAGAACGGGAACTAATGGATTGGCAGTACAGGTGGGAAGAAGTGACGGAACATTTATATGGACAAGCGTTATTAACGCGATATCTACTGGAGCGTGGTATCATTTACTTGTTTCTGTTGATGTAAGTACAAACACTATAAGCGTCTATAAAAACGGTGTAGCTGTATCTTCATCAACCTCCACCCCCGATGGTACTGGTAATATCGTGTTTACTGATAGTAGTTTAATTGCGCAGGTAGGTGATGATACTTCTGGTGTTACCGGTGCCACTGCACCAGATAGATTCGCATATTGCGAGCTATTCTTTATCATAAATCAATATACAACCGATACAAGTCTCTTTAGAACTGGGACAGCACCTAAGAGCCTTGGAGCTAATGGATTTGGTCCTTTTAGTGCGCTACCGCGAGTATATATTAAATCCGGTAGTACAAACTCATCAGGAGCCTTTACGCTTATAGGTTCTGGTCTAAATAGTTCCCCGTACAGTGTACCTACATAATTTATGGATATACAAATAACAACCCCACGGTTTGCTATTGTGTTGGACAATAGTGTAATTTATATTACCGGGCAACCTGTTACGCAGCTGCCAATCACTGCTTATGTAAACGAAAATGTCTCGTGCAGTATCATACAGGCAGATAGTCTTTCCGGTTGCTACCAATACTGCATAGATAACGGAGTAAGCGGATTCGAAACTCTTCTTGCACGTAAATATAAAACTACAGCCGAAGCAATTGTACAGATGTTATCTTCAGGCGGTTAAATGCTGTAATTACGAAAACGGTAAGGGTGCATATGTTAATACAGCACTGCTGATAAATAATTACAATGTATAACAGCATATTGAATACAAGCACCTTTAAACAGGTGAACCCTGTCTACTCTGACCCTACAGTAACAGTAAATAGTCGTCCGTTTTATACAGAGCAGGGGATGCATATGACGCTGCCGAATATGCTTTCCGGTGCAAATGACGTCAAAATTAATAATTTCTCTAATCTCTATCTAACAAACAGAAAAAAACTTGGAGACGTATTGTCTGTTAGAGGTTTACCTAAAGTTCAGCGAGCGTTTACGTCATTTCTCACTTTTGACTCTATTAAAGAGATAAACAGCGATTCATTATATTGGCTGTTTAATACTAATTTAATAGGAGAGAATCCAAGAGTATGCCTTGTAGAGCATATCTACCCTACGTTACCTGTTAACGAGAACTTTTTTGAAATCGTATTTCTTGATGATATGTTTTGTGAGATTCATCACAATGATCAAAATACTGATTACTTACTTACTCTCGACTACTCCTTTAATTTGAGCTTTGCTCCTCGCTTTGATTTAGCATATATTAACGGTCAATCCTATCACCCACAAACATTCTACTACATTTATGATGAAGTTAATGATTATATAGTTTTCTATAAGACTATTTTAGATTTCCCGTATTACATGACATATTCAAACCTAGGTAGACTAGGTTTGAAGCAACCACCGCTTGGCTCTACCAATACATTCCCTCTTGACTCTATTATTAAACTGAGACACGCCGATACTCCTTATGACTCATATGACCTCGAAGAGTTTAATGTACGGTATAGCAAGACTACGAGCATTAATACCCTTGATACATCGGAAATAAATTCAAGAAATAATATTCAAAATAACTATTTAGTTAATACTGAATACTCCAATATTACAGGTAGCGATGTTAAGGTTAATATTTTAACTTTAAAAAATGAGCTGTCGCCTCAAAATAACAATGCTGATAACGACACTTATATAGGTGCCGATGATTTTACATATAGAGATTATAAGAAAATATTTTCTGGTACAAATCAGGTCAAAGGTTCTGATAGCATTATTCTATCGTACACTGGCTTTACGTCGAAGATAGAATTAGAACCTAATACAATCACCTATTTTCATGTACCGGCAAATACTTTTCCTTATAGTAAAATTAATGTAAACGATACAAACTTTACAAGCAAAGGAGCTGCTGCGAGTGATCACCCACTTAAATCTGATAAGATTTTTAAGAAGAGAGCGGATTATAGTAATTATTCATATTCAGGAAACAGCTCCGATGAAAATAGCGGCACATTCTTATGTGCATGGCTTTCAGGAAACGGTACCAGTGAAACCACTCCAGTCTGGGTAGATAGATATTATAATCCGCAGCAGATATCTTTCTTTGATGCACTAAGCGCAACAAATTCAATTGCGCAAACTTATACTACAGAGTTCGATACATTACAGAGTATTATTTCAACAGGTAGCATCGTATTTGATACTATCAGTAATTTATATATTGAAAAAGGGGTATACTACGCTTACCACCATATTGGTGGTACAGATTTATCTAATTACGTCAACCTATTAAGCAGTAGCCTAATACAAAATAATTTAGTCAATTATTTTGTTAATAATACTCAGTTACTCACTAATACAAATCAGTTACTTGAATATCAGTTTAACGGACAAGAGTATTCTCAGACTATTACATTAGATGAAATCTATAATAACAGTAACTGCTTTACACTAACGTTCGATATAAATGTAAGCGACTGGAGATCTGACTTTGCTTACGAATTAGTCGGTAACTATACAGATTCAGGATTCGGTATCTTTAATCAGACCAATATCACACCGTATTATATGATACCGCAAAGGAATACTATTGTTATTCTTAATAGCGATTTTAAGATTGTTGATAAGGTTACATTCGAAGCGGATGTCGTAGGTATTTTTAGAAAAGAAGAGTTAAAAGGTTATTATACTCTCCTCTCTAATGGTAGATTGTATAATCTAGCTGCTAATCACGTTATTATTTCTAAATCGCAAACAAACATACCTTCTTTTGATAATGTAACAGGCACTTTCTATAATAATAATTCAGCTGCTATTCTTGTCAACTCCGTATCATCGAACCAGTTATACTGTTTTGACTTTACGACAGAATCTATTTATACCCCTGCCTCAAGTAATATAATTAGTTTAAATTCACTACCCTTATCCGCAGCTAATAGCTGTACCATATATAACGACGTCTTCTATTGTACGAGCTCGTATATTACGAGACTTTATGAGGGTTCAATATACTATTTAAAGAGCGATACCGAAATAAGAAAATGGGATATCACTTCAGGCGGTAGCGGAACTGATTTACCATTTATTAGTGCATTTACACCTATAGATTCGTTTAATATTGACATAGACGGTAATTTCAGTATAGTTCAAGATAATAAATTATCTAAATACACGAGCACAAGACAGCTAGTTCTCACCGCTGCTTTATATAATCCTGATTTTAGAAATGTTGATATTGATTTTGCTGGAGACTTCACTCCTGAGGGGTACCGGTATAATACTATTGTTACTCAGTTTGCAGCTACATCGGGTGGTATAGGCACAAATCTTATTAAATATGATAGCGATGGTAAATTTATATCTAACGTAAATATACCTTCACTTAATTCTCCTATTCATACTTTTAATGTATCAAATGGAAATTTTATCGCACGAGAAATTTACCCATACTTAACAAGCAATTCGCTAACTGTAAGAGCTTCTCTACCTAACTTACTAGGTAGAAATAGTACTACAGTAGCTATCACACAGTCTTTATCAGCAGTCGATAGCGGTACTCATAATATAGCTGTAAGATTTGATAACGTACAAGGTCAGTTAGCTTTATTTATAGACGGGTTAAATGTAGGTACAAGTAATTTCGAACCTGGTGAATATGCGCGTAGTGCTGGTCTTACAGTACCGTTTACTATTGGCGCATCGCCATTCTTTAATAATGCTCTGCTATCTCAATATCTTAAAGGGTTATATTTCTACGTCTTAAACACAAAGATATCAGATTTAAGAATATATACAAAGCCGTTACTCGATAGTGATATTTCCGCTATTGCGAACAAAAAGTATACAGGTACTACAATGCTTATCAACCTACCTGCAGGTAAGCGCAATTTAAATGACGAAATAGAAAGATTTTTCAAATTAGATGTACCGTCGCTTAAATCTTTAAATCTAAATATATCAATGGTAAATTCAGGTATACAGAGTGATAAGTTAAAGAAGCTACTTGTATCTAAGATATTAAGTAGTGCAAATAACGTACTACCGAGTACAGTGGCAGTAAATACAATAGATTGGATTGACTAATGGACTATATATCTAACATATTCGCAACATCAAACTTTCGACATGATCGGTATTTTAACGAGTCATTCGAATTACCGTATAATTTTGATCAAATTAAAATACAGCCCAACGAGCTAAGCACGTTTCGCTCGCTTAATTTGTCGTTCGAGAAGTTATATGATAATTTTCTTTACATCTTCGGTCTAACAGAGATGGGTAGTAATGTAGTACCTGATGGTATGCCTGTTATTGCAGGAGCAATAACATCGACGAGCACCTTTGGATGGTTGTCTGGTGGTTATGGGGTATCAAATTTCACTACGTTTAGCTCTATTGGTTTATCAGCTTTCGATAACGCGATTATCACCGAAGTGCAATATAGTGAACTATTAAATAGTGATTTAATAGTTACCTGTACTCCTAATACTGTTATTCTAAGTAAAGCAGCAAAGGATAATTCTTCTATATCCGTATTACTGTCAACTAACTTAGTTAATATAGATCAGCACTTAACTTTTCAAAGCATTGTCGGAGCTTCATTTTATAATAACTCACTCTACATAGCAGATTCCTTCTATAATAGTGTATATAAATATGACTTAACTGCTCTTTTTAATGATCAAATTTATCCTAATGGATTAATACTGACTAAGCTTATCGGTGGTACAGGTAATGCTGAGAAAAAATATCAGTTTAATGGTATTGGTGGTATAACGATATTCAATGATACTGTATATGTACTAGATAAGGGTAATTACGCTATTAAAAGCTATGACTTAGATTTAAACTTCTTAAATATAAATCAACATATTGAAGTATTTTATAATAATGCACCTATTGCGATAGCTGGTAGTAATTCTACTGGGAGACTATACGTAGGTACAGAGCAGAATAACATTGTATCTTTTGATGGTGAACTCAAGACATATCAAATTGTAAATTTTGCTAATTTTCTCAAAACCGATGAAAATATAAAAAATATCTTTACAAGTAAGAATTTTACTAACGTATATTTTATAGTTACAAATTACAATATTTGGAAGTTTTATGCAAGTAAGCCACAGAATCCCATCGGGGTATATTCTTTGTATAGATTCGGCTTGCCTGCGAGTGAAACATATAGCTACGCATCTAGTGTAGCAAGCTTAAATGCAGGAATTGATGATGTGTATATTTTAGGTTTACGTGCATCTGATAGCGTACGCACTATTATTAAAGTAGCAGAATCGACTAATTTTGCTGATGTACTAACTTTACCTGACTTTGAAGTTTATACGCTTGATGACATAAAGGTAAAGCCTGATGAATATACTCAGACGTGGGTAATTAACAAAGCTATACAAAAACTAGCTTTAAACCACGTAAGACTTAAAGACAAAATTATCGGTAGATTTTACGGTACTTACGATGATCATAATAATTTACTCCTTCACGGTTTCTTCTACTTCTTACTCGACGATCTAGATATGACGGATTATAATATTACGCTTGACCACTTTATTGGTAATAATGAGGCACTACTTAATACAGTAATTAATAGAGGTTTAGAAAAAATGTACAACCTGCAGCTAAACATAATAGGCAAAAGCAATACAATTATACAAGATTCTTCTACCTCTGAAAATCAAGCTGTATTTATTGACTAACTTGATAAGTATTTAAGTTATATGGCAACACCGACAAATATTGTTAAATTTTTAATTAGACGAGGATCTAATACTGATCGTAAACAAACAGTCTTAGCTCAAGGTGAGTTAGGAGTAACTACCGACAGTCAGAACGTCCGCTTATTTGTCGGCGATGGTGCATCACCTGGTGGTAAGCCTGTAGCGAGCAAATTATACATCATACAAGGGTTTAGCGATAATACCGTTCAATACGTTGAGACAAATGATATAGTGTACAATCTAGCCGATAGTCATTTGTATACACTAACGGGAGTAAATACTAATAGCGGTCTTTCGTCGAACTACGTTTACATAGGAAGATAATATATGGCTATAGAAATCAATAATAATACGGTAGTAAGAATCATCGTCAGAAGAGGGCCTGATTCTGATAGACAGCAATCTATTCTCGCCCAAGGTGAACTAGGATACACTACAGATACTCAGAGACTTTTTATAGGTAATGGGCAGCTGGGAACCGAGACTGTTGCAGGTAATAAATTTTTAGGTTTCTCATCTAGTATTAGTAATACTGTCGGATTTTTAGGGGATACTATATATGATACTACTGCAGGTGCGCTCAATGTATGGTCTGTAAGCGGTGCATGGACGTCAGTAGCCCCGGCAATAGCTTCCTCTCCTTATGCAACTATTGAATATGCGGGTGGTGGGTTAAGAGTTGCGAGTACGTTTGCAGGAACCGGATTTAATATTAATTACTCTGGTACAGGTAAATTAGAATTTGATTCTAATTTAGCTACTGTATATTCTTATCCTGCAGGTTTAAGCGGTTTTTATATCGGCTCTGTACCTGCTAATAGATATAGCGATTCAATTTTAAATACCCAAGGACCTATATCCGTACTAGGCTCTAGTAATAGAATTCAATTATCTGCCGGGTCAGGCAGCTCAACAATTACTCTCGGTGGCTCAGGAACCATTTCAGCGGCTAATAGCCTAAGCTTTAATTCAAATCTTTTAGGTACAAATGGTACTAAGTCCTTTGTTATCAAAGATGGTCTCGCATCTGGTACATACGCTCAACTATCTGCTTCACCTACGTTTGAATTTACTGGAGGATTAGTAAAAATAAACTCGAGCATAATGGTCACCGGATCAGCCAATTTCGGCACTGTTATAATCTCTAACACCACGAACGTCTCCGCTGTAACGTCATTTGTTATTAATACTACTGATACAGTAACTTCCCCTCTTACTTCTTTGTTAGTTAAAGACGATAGTGCTGTTACTGGTCAGGTCCTACTTGATATAAGAGGAGGAACGTCAGGCGCAACAAGTAGAAGTATTCTCAATGCGCGTATTCCTGATGGAGGACCTTATCTAGGTGTACATACGAATACGAAGTACGGTACTGAAAGTACGGCTATAAGCGGTGGAGTATATTTTAAAGACGGTCCTGTTCGTATAGTGGGCTCTACCGGTACTAACGTGCTAGCTATAACTGGTAATGTTACACTACAAGGTGATTTAAGCGCAACAGGTGATATTATTGGATTCTATACTTCTGATGAAAGACTAAAGAGTAATATCGTGCCTATCGAGAATGCTTTAAATAAAACCTTAGCACTTAGAGGGGTAAACTTTACTTGGAATAACAGCGCTTCATATTCAGGTAACGATATAGGTTTAATTGCGCAAGATGTGCAGCTACAAATACCAGAAGCTGTAGGTACTAGATATGACGGTTATCTTGGTGTACATTACGAGAAAGTTATTCCATTACTTGTAGAAGCAATCAGAGTACTCAACAATAAAGTTGAAGAGCTCGACAAAAACAAATGAGCTACCCAAGTGTATCTACTACCACTATATTACCTGCGTCAGGAGCGCTAAATTTAACAGCGATTTCCTCTCTTTCCGGTATTAAGGGGGTATCTGTCGGAGCTGCAACTAAGCCCTATAGGCTGAGTGAGTTTCGTGGGCAAGACTTTGATATCCCGTCAGGCTCTAATCCAATTAAGTTTAGTAATTTCAAAGGAGCTGTAAGTTATAATTATAACTATAGCTTAATAGTAAACGCAGGACTTACTTCAGGCGCCGAGAATATAAACGTATACTATTATAGCAATAGTAATATTGTACAGAACACTTACAAAGTAAAGCCTTTAGGTGAGATAAGTAGAATGCTTAACTTACAAACTAAAGGATCATCTACTTTATCAACTGATACATTTGCATTAAAATCTGCTATAGTTACTGCGTCCTGGAGCGGGTTAATGGATCACGACGTAGGGCTGTGGATGCAAATTAATAACAGCACATACACTCATCAAGATAAAAAAATATCTAGTAAGAATATAACGATGAGTCAGCCCACGTTTCAGGGGTTTATTCAGCAGATAGAAGCGGGGTTAGATGTAGTTATTGCACCTGAGATAGTACAAGATATAAGCAATAAATATGTAGTTGATCCTAACGCAATCACAAATTTAACGAAAAAAGATACGCTCTACTTTGCTACAAACGTCGAAACTATTGTAGCGAGATTAAATCTATATTTTAAGCAATTAACAGGTGTAAAGACATATAGTATCACCGCTATATCTTACCAGGTTGCAACAAAAAAACTAACGCTGAATCTATCGACCTATGAAACTGTTGCATCTCCCCTATGTTACCTGGTTGGTTATGCTCATGAACCTAGAAGCGGGGTTAATTATGGTTCCGTTAGTATACAGGTAGATTTATCAAAGTACCCTATTCAATTAGGTGCCCCGATTAATTTTTATATGGGACCTGGTCCCGGTAGCCCTGGAGGTGGGTACAAATGGGGTGTTGGTGGATCAATTGCACTGAATATTACTGTTAAGAATACTCCACTAATTACTGTAACATAGCTGCCATGAACTTAGTTGTCTCAAAACTCGATTACGCTCAAGCGCGGTGTTCAGAGTTTTTTGCAGATGTTATAGTTGATTACCTTAGAGGCAGTCTAATTGTAAACGTAGATGAACCGTATTTTACAGAAATTACCAGGTTTCTTATATCGTGTGGATTTTACTGTGTACATATAACTGAGTTTAGTACATCAGTTACCGCTTGTTTTATTTTAAGATTCGTATAATTTATATAAGAATGGTTATTTTTAACGAAGCAAAGCACTCTTACATTAACGAGTTTACTAGAGAACAATATATCTCTGTTACAACTCTTCTCGGAAAGTATAAAGAACCATTCGAGAAAGATCAAATTAGTAAGGCTGTTGCTAAGAAAGAGGGTGTATCACAGCAAGAGATTCTAGATCGTTGGCAACGTACAAATAAAGAGTCTACGGATTTCGGAACAAAAATACATAAGATAATTGAGAAGTCTATTAAAGACTTAACCTTTTACCCTACTGCTACACCTGAAGAAAAAGCTCTAATAACTGCTTTCGGTGAGATTTTTGAACCTAATTCAGAGACTTTATGTGAACAGTTAGTCTATAGTCATATTCATAAAATCGCAGGTACCGCCGACTTAATTCAGCCTGAAGGACCGTATTTTGACGTATTTGATACTAAAACTAATAAGAAATTTAACTTGTATTCAAAATACAATAAATTTCTTTATGCTCCACTTGATCATCTAATGGAATGTGAACATAGTGTGTATAGTTTACAGCTCTCTATATATGCCTATCTATATAGTATGCTAACTGGTAGAAAACTACGTAGAATGGCCGTGCTATACTATAATCGCGATCTCAATACCTTTCAGGAATACCCTGTAACATACCTTAAATCCGAAGTAATTAATATTCTAAATGACAAACGGTAGACCAAGACTTAGTTGGCCTGAAGCAGCTATGAATTTAGCATTTAATATTGCTGAATATCGTAGTGAAGACCCCTGGGTACAGGTCGGTGCTGTAGGCATTAAACACGATAAAAGCCTTGTATTAGGATACAACGGTGCTCCCTCAGGAGTAGTGATAGACTGGTCTGATAGAGACGCTCGTAGACCATATGTCCTGCATGCCGAAGAGAACGTGTTAAACTTTGTTAAGCCGGGTGAACTCGATGTATTAGCTGTAACTCATCTACCGTGTGAGCGGTGTATTAAGTTAATAGCCCAGAAGAAAATAAGTACTTTATATTACGCATTAATTCTGCCTAATTATGATTCAGAATTAACATTTGCAATGGCGAATAAATTTAATATTAATTTAGTAAAATTATGCCCTCACTCGAAGAAGCTATAATTCAATACAGCCCTGCGAAGGAGGCTAAGCTATATGGACCTAGCAAAAAAGCTATGGCTGATCCTAGTAATGGTATTACTATTGTCAACCCTGCTGCAGTTAATGTAATCAGAGACTGCGCAACAGTTGCAAATAGGTATCTTCCCCATTTTGTGTTTGGATTATATGCAAACCCTTTTGGTGCATTAGCTAAGAATGTTAGTTTAGAGCAAATTAATGATTTCGTTGCTAGAGCTAGTACTGATATAATAACTTCTCAGTTGCTATACCTGATGCTCGAAAAGGGCGCAAAGCAAGTAACTCTCCCTACTAGGCAAATATCAGAAGATGATCCGTACGGGGATTATAATAATGATAATACTATTTCTCAGCAGCATGATAACATCTACATCCTGAGTAAGCTATTTGGAGTAATATGAGTAGAATCTTTGTACAAATTGCAGCTTATAGAGACCCTGAGTTAGTACCTACAATAAAAAGCTTATTCCAAAATGCCGCTAAACCAGATAATCTTAGGGTTTATATATTAAGACAATATTCCCCTGAAGAACATGTTGATGAAATACGTAACATCCCAAATGTTATAATCGAAGATATACCATATATACAATCTCAAGGAGTATGCTGGGCAAGAAGCCAAATTCAGCAACATTATAGTGACGAAGAGTATACACTGTGTTTAGATTCTCATCATCGGTTTGTTAAAGATTGGGATATTACATGTATAGAGATGATTAAAGGATTACAGGGTAAAGGAGTTAAAAAACCTCTACTAACTGGCTATCTACCTTCGTATACCCCCAAGCAGGAACCACAGGGAGACATACCCTGGAAGATGAATATAGATAAATTTATACCCGAGGGAGCTATATTTTTTCTACCTAGTAGTATAGATAATTTTAAAGATTTAGAAAGCCCAATACCTGCGAGATTCTTTTCTGCTCACTTCGTGTTTACTCTAGGAGTCTGGAATAAAGAAGTTCCATACGATCCTAATTATTACTTCCATGGCGAAGAGATTAATTTAGCGGTTAGATCTTTTACCCATGGATACGATTTATTTCATACTCATAAAATAATAGCATGGCACGAGTATACTCGTAATGGTAGAACCAAGCAATGGGACGACGATAAAGACTGGTACCGTAAAAACGATTTATCCCATCTAAGAAACAGAAAATTATTTGGAATGGATAATGAACCTCAAGATATCGATTTTGGCATTTTTTATTTTGGTAAAGAGCGTAGTTTAGAAGATTATGAAAAATATGCGGGGGTTAATTTTAAACTTAGAGCTATACAGCAATATACATTAGAGCACAAGCTACCCCCTAACCCAGTGGCGGATGACTGGGTACAATCATTTACAAAGAGTTTTAAACATTGTATAGAAGTTGCACGTAGTAAGGTACCAGAGACAGATTATGATTTTTGGTGTATATCATTTAAAACGAGAGATGACGTTGAGCTGGTAAGACAAGATGCAAACGCTGCAGAAGTGTTATTAATGCTCAAAGACTCGAGCAGTAATTGTAAAATATATCGTGAATTTGATTGTATTGAAACTCCAAAAAAATGGACGGTATGGCCGTACTCCAAATCAAAAGGTTGGTGTAATAAAATCGAAGGAGACCTATAAATCAATATGATAGTATCCCACTATACGTCGTCTACTCATAAAAAAAATACGAGAGATATCATTAATGCAGGTACATCAGACGACAACATTAAATTAATACCTATATTTAAACATTACAAAAATCCAAAATTTTATCCAAGAAAGTTTGAAGTCTATCCCGATACATTTGATGTAACTATTGATGGTGCATATATTAAAGTAAGGAGAAGTGATGTGGAAGTAGGCGGTTGGGGAACCGAATTGCTTATTGATATTGAATTTGATTCTGTAGAATTAATTACTGAACTAACTCCACAAAAAATACCTAGAGTAATATACCAAACCTTTGAAGAATACGATATACCTGATGGGATGTACAATAGCATTAACACATGGAAAGACTTAAACCCTGAGTATGAACATTATTATTATACGGATATAGATAGACAAGATTTTATAGAAAAATTTTTTAATGAGAGAGTTCTTAATGCGTATTTATCAATACTTCCAGGAGCATTGAAAGCTGATTTGTGGAGATGTTGCGTACTTTATGAACACGGCGGAGTTTATGTTGATTCAGATATGATATGCTTAAAAAGCTTAAAAGAATATATTGAGTCAGATGATACCTTTTTAATTACAAGAGACGACCCAATGTCGAAATCATTTATGGCGAATGGTTTTATCGCCAGTATACCTAAACACCCATTTTTAAAAAAACAAATAGATTCTATTGTTGAAAATGTTGAAAATAAGAGAGAATGTTATTATTTAGAAATTTCAGGTCCTAGTTTGTTTGGTAAATCTATAAATAAAGTCTGTGGATTACCTGAAAATAGTGAATTTCCAACCGGTATTGTAAATATTAATGGGGTTGTAATAAAAATTTTAAAACATGAATGGACAACAAAAACATTTGATTACAATAATACAAGCGTCCTTTTCACAGAATATCCCGGGAAAAAAAAAGAACTAGACAAAATAAAAATCCCTTCGTACTATTCCTTAGTCCAGCAAAATATAGTTTACAGCGAAATTCCTAGAAATATATACTATACAACACGCGATCATCTAGACATTAACCAATACATGGTAGATTCGTTTACAAATAAAAACAAATATTGGAAATTAAATCATTTTAATGATAATGAATGTTTAAGTTTTTTTGAACATAATAGCGAGGAATTTAAAACATTATTAGGGGTAGATGTTTTATCGTATTATAAAAAGCTGGATAATGGTGGCGAAAAATCTGATTTTTGGAGATATTGTTTAATTTATTTGCAAGGAGGGGTATATACTGACGCAGACACATATTGTAATATTCAATTAACAAAATGGATCAGACACCATGATTTAATTTTAGGTATAGAAGCAAATTTACTAAAATCGGAGGCACAGTCTTTTGATATGGATAGACTAGGGCATGAAGTTAACGGAAAAATTATAACTGTGTGCAACTGGACGTTTGCTGCCAAGCCCAAGCACGCTTTTTTAAAATCACTAATCATAGATATCTGCAACAATAAAAGCGGTGATGTTTTAACTAACACTGGCCCTGGAAGAATTACCAAACACGCAATTAAGTATTTTGCAGGATGCGACTTATCTAAATTAGATACAGAAAATATTGCTAAAGAAAAGTCCATACTTTTAAATATAAACAAATTCGGATCAAATCAATCTCATTCGTGTTCATATAAAAACTATTCAAATCCGTTTGATTGTCCTGACGATGCATATATCGTTCATATGTTTGAAGGGCGATGGAGATGTAGTAATAGGAACTTACCGATTAAAATCTTTAAATCTCCTATAGGTGTATCACACAACCAAACTATAAGAGAAACCGAACACGGCTATATAGGTGCTGGAAGAATTGATAAGAATACATCGTTAACGAAGTTCATGGAATGCATAGGAGACTGTCGAACTTTGTTAGAAATTAATTATGATAAGAAATTTAATATCGTTTCACAGCATGAACGAGGTATAAAGGAGTACAATGATATAGCTAAATTTGAAGATTTTCGGTGGTTTAAATATAATAACGCGTCTTATTTATGTGTGTCTTATATTGACGTGAATTTTAATACAAAAATAGCAGTATTAGATAGTGATTATAATTTTAAAGGCGATGTTCAAATAGATCAATATAACCACGTCTCTTTTATCACTGGAAAGGAAAAAAAATGGGAAAAAAATTGGCTATTTTTTGAAAGCGATAAAAAACTATTTTTTATCTACTCTACGATGCCAAGGTATACAGTGTACGAATGTATTGATTTTCAAAAACTAAACTTTAAAAAATATATAGATATCGAGTGGCCACTAAAAGATGTGATTCCTTCAAATGAAAGGTATTTTACAGCAAATATTGCAGTCGGTGGCTCATCAAACCCTCTCTATTTAAAAGATAAATGTATATATTTATATTTTATTCATACAAAATTGTATAGTGAAAAAAAATACAACCATTATGCAGTAATTTTGAATAATGGACTTACACCTATAAAGTTTTGCACGACACCTATTTTACATAGATTTTTACCGTATGAATACTTTTTCATCTCCTCTGTAATAGATGACGACAAATATCTAACTTTTTCAGGAGGAGTGTTTGATCATTCAAATTTCGTATGGCAATTATCAAAAGAAAGAATATTTAAAATAATAGGAATATAATTTTTATGTAACAGATTTTAACATTAGTACCGTAAGCATTATAGCAGACTCAAAATTGCTTACTATAAAAATAAAGTTATTTACGTTTTTTAACACGGGGTTTCATGAATGTATGGTTACCAATAACTACTGTCTCGTCCATTGATGGAGCCCAATAGGGAGTTACCTTTTTATGCGCATAATAGGAGGATGCACCTTTAGTTATATCTTGAAGAGTGCCCTTTTTAGCCTGCTCTACTAATTCCAAGGCCTCTTTCCATTTAGGGTGATTACTATTTTTTGAAATTATTTTTGATTTGTTCGTAGCGCCGTTCCACATACTAAACTGCTTACGTGCTAAGCAAACCTCGCTCGCTTTATCGAAATCGCTTTTTGAGCGTTTCATGATAACATTTAAGACAGCTTGCATACCGGTTTTACCTTCTCCGCCTGCTTCACCTATTAAAGTAGCAGCAATAATATTAGCAGGCGTTACACTATTAGTAGCAGCTGGTAGATTCGTCTGTACTATACTAGCTGCTGCTTTTGGGGTTGAAGCTGCTTCTGCATCATGAGGATGGAGAAGAGAAGCTGCACCGATTCCGAGTCCAGCTAAAATACCTTTCCAGTTTTCCTCAAACATAGGTGTCTGAATATTATCTGTCATTAAATGTATTTATTGCTAGAGACGAACGTCTTCGCAAGTTATTTGAACCGACTCTATAAACTTAGCAAACGTATCATCATCCATATCGATTTCATTTAAGATAACTTCACGAATTTGATCGTTATCGGCTATAGTTTCGAGGATGGTAAAGATAGTATGTTCTACTTGATCAGATTTAAGTATTTTCATTTTATTCTGCTCATATTTATATTAAAAAGGCACAAAAAGAGCAAGTTTTTTACTCTTTTTGTGCCTGTGTTAGCTACGTGATCATTACTTAGACCACTTACCGTTTAGCTTAAGCGCTTCTTCAAGAAGATCAGCGCTAATTTCGTCAGTGCAGTTTGAGACAAGCGCATGACGGGTTTCTTCAACAGTCTTATTCTTACGCAAGTGCTTAAGAGCAGGACGGCTAATGTAGAGAGACAAAAACTTCTCTACGTCTCCATTCGTTGCACCAGCTTTCTGGGTCAGATAAGCGCTGTTTGTGAGACGCTCCTTACCAGTGATGATGCAACGCAACTTAGGCGTATTGACTTTGTTGCTCTTTGTTTCAACAGCTTGTTGCTGTTCCGTTGTTGTTGTTTCTGTTTCCATATTAAATTGTCTATGACTAATAATATATGCAAAATAACTTTGCTCAACTACTTTTTAACTTTTTTTTGACGTATATTATTAAGTTACTTCATATTTATATAAAGAGTTGATATTATATATAATGCAGTTATACTAGGGGGTATGACATTAACAAAACGTAAGATCGAAGCAATGCTTCGTCATAGTAATATCAATAATCCGGTTATGACTCGTTGGAGCCGCGACCTTAATCGCACCTGCAAGTTCCTGCCTGGTGACCGTGTTATTGTTAAAAGTAAGAAGAACAACTGGGATACTGTTGAGAGTCGTCAACTCCATGGTACCCAGGGTACGGTTGTTGCTGCTTCTACAACTGATGGTAAGCGTATGTCAAGTCCTCGCTGTAAGAAGACACACTATTATGTCTTTGCAGGTGGTGCTGTGACTCGCTTTTTGAGTAATTCACTCAAAGCTATCTAAGAAGTATACAACAACATAACCCGGTACTAGAAATAGTATCGGGTTTTTTATTTATCGAACGCTTTATGCCATAAATAAGCACCTATTGCGCTTATTACAGCTATGGCGCCTAGAGCTCTAGCTTTAAATGCTTCGAGTATAGAAATTCGCTTTTTAAGTTCACTAAGCTCACGCTTTATTTCTTCTTCGTTCTTAGCGTGATTAACTTTTAATTCAGAGATATTAGTAGCTATATTATCAAGTTTCTCTTCAAATCTCGCGAATAAAGTGTTATATGCATTTGGATTAAATTCAGGCTCTTCTAACTGCTCTGGCATACTATTATTTATTTAAAAGTTACATGACTTTTCATAAAAAAGAGTTATTTTAAACTCTATAGAGTTATATATTGTATATGTAGCTCGAATTGAATAAATAAAATTTACAATATGAATAAAGATCAAGCAGAAACAAAGCAACCCGTAGACTTCCTAGAAGCATTAGGCGATTTTAATTTTATATCGAAATACGCACGATATAACGATACGATGTATAGACGTGAAACATGGGCAGAGTGTACTCACCGGGTTGAGAAAATGCATCTCGATAAGTTTAAGCACTTACCAAAAGAAGATATAGACGATATTAAGTGGGCCTTTAGTTTAGTTGAACAGAAGCATCTTGTACCGTCTATGCGGTCTATGCAATTCGGTGGTAAGGCAATCTTAGCTCATAACGCTCGGGTATATAACTGCGCGACCCGTCACGTTGACTGCGTCAGAGCTTTTTCAGAGCTATTTTACCTACTATTATCTGGATGCGGTATCGGGATTGGTTTAACGAAGAAATATTTGAACCGTTTACCTGATTTGGTCGGACCTAAAGATAAAACAGGTACCATTATCACATATACAATTCAAGATTCAATTGAAGGGTGGTCTGATACAGTGGAAGCTCTACTCTCCTGCTACTTTAAAAATACTGCATATTCAGGTCGTAAGATTGTATTCGATTACAGTAGAATTAGACCTGAAGGTGCTCCTGTTAAAACCGGTGGAGGTAAAGCTCCTGGATATAAGGGATTGAAGCGGTCTCTAAATAAGGTTAAAGAATTGCTCGATCACTTGATTGAGGATATGCATTTGACACGCATGCGGTCAGTTGATGCATATGATATTTTAATGCATTGCGCAGATGCTGTCCTCTCAGGCGGTATCCGTCGTAGTGCCTCTACTGTTATCTTCGATAAGGATGATACAGACATGCTAAATGCTAAGACTTTCTTTCCTGTAACTAAGCATACGAAATTTAGCTACGATGATGATACTAATCTTCATTATGGTAAGGTGACTGTTAATGGTAAGAAGTACGATGTCGAATTGTTCGACTACGATTACGAGCAAGTTAAAAACGAGAAGAAGATTAGCTGGTTCTATATCGAGCCGCAGCGTGCACGGTCAAATAATAGCGTGCTCCTTTTGCGCAATAAAACTACCCGTGAAGAGTTCTTAAAAATTAACGAGCAAACAAAGCAATTTGGTGAACCTGGATTTGTATTTGCTAATTCTGAAGATCAGCTCTTTAACCCGTGCTTTGAAATCGGCATGATACCTATTACTGATGATGGTGTCTGCGGGGTACAGTTCTGTAACCTTACAACCGGTAACGGGTTGAAGATTAAAACCGTTGAAGATTTCTATAATACCGTAAAGGCACTAACAATCATTGGTACTTTACAAGCTTCTTATACAGACTTTAAGTACCTCGGTAATGCCTCAAAGCAGATTACCGAGAAGGAAGCTCTATTAGGAGTATCTATTGGAGGATTAATGAATAACCCTGAGGTGTTGTTGAATCCAGAGTACCAGCAAGAAGGCGCTAGAATTGCTAAGGAAATAAATGCTAAGTGGGCTAAGAAGATAGGCATTAACCCTGCTGCGCGTATTACCTGTATTAAGCCCGATGGTAATACTGGAGCTACTCTAGGATGCGCTTCAGGTATTCATGCGTATCATGCACGCCGGTTCTTTAGACGCGTACAATGTAATAAAAACGATCCTATTTATAAGTTCTTCAAGAAGCATAATCCTCATATGTGCGAGCCTAGTGTATGGAGTACGAATAAGACGGACGATGTAATTACGTTCCCGATTACAGTGCCGGATCAAGCTATGATTAAGTCTGATCTAACAGCTCTCAAGCATCTGGAAATTATTAAGAGTACTCAGCAGAATTGGGTAGTACCGGGTACCTCGGATTATAATACAAAGCCTGTCACTCATAATGTATCATGCACTGTGTTGGTTGATGATAATGAATGGGATAAGGTGTTTAACTACATCTATGATAATAAGCAATACTTTGCTGCAGTTTCTCTTCTACCTAAGACTGGAGATAAAATCTATAAGCAAGCGCCTATGGAAGCTATTCTCACAGACGAGGATGAAGCGAAGTGGAATGATATCGTCTCTAAGTACAAGCCTGTTAATTATAAGCATTTAACAGAAGAAGACGATACTACAAAAGCCGTAGAGACGGCTGCTTGTGCTGGTGGAGCCTGCGAGATAGTATAAGCGGTGATTGCGAAAAAACCCTAGCTGAGCAATCAGCTAGGGTTTTTAATTTATATACCTAAATTAGATGAACGCAGCACCAATCGGATTTTCCTCAATATCACGGTTACTAAGTTTAGTGCGCATAATAACAATACAATTATTCTCTAGCTGACGGATACGCTCTTGAGTGAGCTTATAGTCACTACCGATATCGAAAAGGGTATCTTGCTTATGACCATTAAGACCGTACCGACGAATAATAATATCCCTCTCACGGCTAGGTAGGTCATTAAGCAGTTCTTGAATAATTTCTTCTGCTTCTTGTGACATGAAGTAGTTATCAGGAGTTTTATCTGTATCAGTAATTACAATCTCTTCATTAGAGCTATCTCCGCCTTCTAACATAGTCGCGTCCAAATGAACGACTTGACGATCCATATCTTGGACATTCATTACTGCGTTGACCGAGATACTAAGAGCTTCAGCAATAATTTCATTAGACGGCTTACACCCATACTTTTGCTCGTAT